ATCTTTTGGCGAATGTTCTAAAGAAAACACTATGGGTCTTGCAGGTAAGTTTCCTGTGGCTATGGCAGAGAAAAGAGCCAAGTCAAGAGCAGTACTAATGCTTACAGGATTTTATGAGCAAGGAGTTTACGGTCAAGATGAAATGGCTGACTAATGGATTGGATAGATGAAATACTTGCTAGTGAACCTATCAGTAACGCACAGATAGCAGTTATTGAGGGTTTGCTAACAAGCGTTCCCTACGAACAAGATGACATTAGAGATATAGAAAACGGTCTTTTACATTTAACCTATCAAGAAGCATACGAGTTAATCGGTAAGCTAAAAGAAGATTACATACCAAAAGACCCTAGAGAACAATTTAATAAAATCACAAAGAGATGGCAATAAGAAAACACGCAATGACTAAAGAGGGTGCAATACTCTCAATCACAAGAAATCAGATGGGCAAACTTTCTGATGGCAAGAAGCCGATAGGAATATTAAAATCTTTCATAGATATGTATATGAAGGAGGATAATGATAGAATCAAAGAAACTTACAGAGTAGAGTTTGGAATAGAATTAGAAATCGTAGAATATAAATAATTATGACAAAGATAGCAAATAACGAGTTTGAGAAATTCGTAAGAATCACAGGAATGACTAAACGTAGATTTAGTGAAGTAACAGGATTAAAAGGTACTAGCGTAACTAAATACCTAGAGAACCCTACAATGCTAAGGCTCAAGCACTTACAACTATTGGCTGATGCTGATGAGTTTAAGGAACAAGAGGTTGGCGATGTTGAACTTTTAAATATGATAAACTATGTTAAATAGTATTGAGAGAAGGGAAGCCTTAAAGAAAGCGGTATGCTCTATTTATGGTGTGAATGAGAATGAGTTATTTAGCGTAAGCAGAAAGCGAGAAATCATAAGTGCAAGACGAATGGTATTGTATTTTCTTCGCAAACATTATGGCGAAACTTATATGGGAATAGCTAAGATGTTTAGTATGAATCACGCAACAGTAATGCATCACATAACACAAATGAAAAACTTTTTGGAGTTTGATAAGATGGAGATAACAAACTACATCAAGGTTAGAGATTATGTGTTTGAGCAAAATAGTGAAGTAACACTATCAGAGGAACTTAACCTCTTAAAAAAAGAGAAGTCTTTATTAGACGATAGATTAGAACAAATAGAAAATGAATTAAAATTATTAGACAATGGAAATTAATGGAACGTTAGAAGCAATCTTTGATACAAAAGAATTTAAGAGCGGCTTCAAGAAAAGAGAATTTGTAGTTAATACAGGTGGAGATTATCCTCAATCAATTAAGATGGAAGTGGTAAAAGACAATATTGATAAGTTAGGAACTATCAAGGTTGGAACTGAAGTTACTTGTAAGATAGACATCAGAGGTCGCTTGTATGAAGGTAACTACTACAATAACATATTAGCTTGGGCAATCAATGTCGGTGGTGCAAAGACAGAGAAACCTGCTGAAACTGTTAGCGAGTCAGACTTACCCTTTTAAGGTAAGAATGTTAATCAAAGCATTTGATTGTGAAATCGAATACTAAAAGAAAGTATGTGTCGAGGGTAGATAAGCTATTAGAAGCCAATGCTACCCTCAACGCATCTCTCGGCATAGATAGCACTAAAACCGAGATTGAATCCATTAGAAAGGAGATAAGAGCCAATATACGCAAGATTAAGGACTTATGTCCATACACACATTCTATTATTGATATAGATGATAATCATAAGACAACAAAATAATTAAAAAAGTTTGTTATTAATTAAAAAAGTTTACTTATCTTTGCTGTGTTAAACAATTAAACTAAAACATTATGATTATAATAAGCAAAATAACAGGTAGAGATGTATCAAAAGAATATCTCGGACTAATGAAAGGATTAATAACTCGAGATGAGTTTGAGTTAATTACAATGACAATTAAATAAAAAACTAAAACATTATGGCAAAACGAATGACAGATACAGATAAGTGGAAGAAACGCTTTTTAAGGGAGTTAAAGCCACAACACAAGCTACTATGGTTCTACATATTAGATGACTGCAATCACGCAGGAATATGGGACGTTGATATAGAGGTGGCATCTATTAGAGTAGGAGAAGAACTAATATACGATATGTTGCCACAGGCATTTCTTGACAAGATAGTTATCTTTGACAATGGAGATAAGTGGTTTATTCCTGAATTTATTGACTTTCAATATGGCGAATTGAATCCAAACTCTAATGTGCATAAATCAGTAATTGCATTACTTGATAAATATAATCTTGAAGGGTATCTGAAGGGTTCACAAGGGGTACAAAGTACCCTTAATAATAAAGATAAGGATAAAGATATAGTTAAAGTTAAAGCTAAAGTTAAGAGGTTTGCAAAGCCAACAATCGAAGAAGTAGCTGACTATTGCAATGAAAGGCAAAATGATGTAGATGCTGAAAAGTTTTACGACTACTATTCTTCTAACGGTTGGAAAGTAGGTAAGAATGCAATGAAGGATTGGAAAGCATCTGTAAGAACTTGGGAAAAGAATACTACCCAACAACAAAAAGTATCACAACCTAAACAAGTATTAACCGCTTGGGAACAAGCTAGAACACAAATCAACAATGGATAAGTACACTAAAGAATTTTGGAACGAATACAATAAGAATAGAAGTAGAGCAAGTGAATACACTAAGCAATACTTAAAACAAATGAGAGAGAACGCTACTCTAAAGCATAGAAAAATCAATGAGTACAATCTGCACTATATGATTACAGGATTTGTATGCTACGATAAGGCTGATATGAGAAGAATGCAAACACGAGATAATATTGTAATGTAATGGATAAGACTAAACAAATATGGTATAGATTTGCCAACGATAGAGAACAACTCAATATTGATTGTGTAGATGTATTGAGCAAGTGTTATCTGATGCTAGGTCAGAAACCTGATACAGAGCAAATTGTGATGATGTCGAAACTGCTAGTAGATGACCTGTCGAGGTTCTATGGAAGTATGGAAATGCAGGAAGTGTTGTTTGCTTTTGAGCAGGGAATAAGGCACTCTGATAGTGGTGGTTTTGTCAATGTCCGTAATTGGAATATATGGCTCAAGGAATACAAAGCTAAGGCAAACCTTAAAAGACAACAACGCCAACTGACTGATTATCAGAAGGATAGAGATAGTCAGAAGATGATAGGCGAAACTATTAACAAAGCTAAACGACTGAAATGACAACGATAATAATAACACTCTTGCTTATTTCTATTTTATATCTTATATTCGCAATTAAAGATTTAAAAGATGATGTTAGTGATATTGAGTTTCGAATGGATATTCTTAAAGAAGTATGTGCTGACTATGAGAAAAGAATCAAAGAACTAGAAAATGTCAGAGCAACCGAAGTTAACAGAAGAACGAGTGCAGATAGCTATCGTAGAATATGTAAAGATGCAATATCCAAATACGCTACTTACTGCTACAATGGGTGGGCAATTTCAAAGGCACTACTCACAAAGGCTCAAGGCAAAGCGTACAGGCTATTTGAGGGGAGTATCAGACCTGCTTATATTCGAGCCAAACGAGAAGTACAACGGCTTGTTTATAGAGCTAAAAAAGGACAAGAAGTGTTATCCCTCAAAGGAGCAAAAGTTATTCATTCAGAACGCTTTAGATAGAGGTTACTACGCTATCTGTTGCAAAGGCTTTGACCACACAAAAGATACGATAGATAAATACTTTAACAACGAATTATGAAGTCAAAATATTATTACGAATACACAAGGAATATGGATAATGAAACTGCTAAGGACTTAGATAGAATAAACAATAAGCTGTTCAATGAAACTGCTAAGGAGAGAAACATACCAAGCTATTACATTGGCTCTGTGTATGGATATGAAGCACGTAAGGTAGTCGAGGATTGGAATTTATCGTACAATGTTGGAACTGCTGTTACATATTTGCTTCGTGCAGGTAAGAAGGTAGAACAGGGTATGGATAACAAGGCAAAGCATATCGAGGATATTAAAAAGACTATTAATCATCTCAAGTTTGAGATAGAAAGATTGGAAAATGAGTGTTAATATATACGATAGAAAGGACAGGAGAGGTGGTGGGTATGCCAAGCGCAAGTTCACTCTTGAGGAAGCCGAAGCAATACGCAAGGAATATGGTGCAGGTGGCATTAGTCAGACGAAATTAGCAGACAAATATGGTGTGTCACAGCCAATTATCAATATGATTCTACGAGGTAAAACCTATACAAAGTAAAATAAATTAAATTATTTTGTTGTTTATTAAAAAAATTAGTTTATCTTTGTAAGGAATTTAAAACTAAAACAACTAACAATGAAAACTTTAACACAATGGCAAGTATGGGTAACTAAAGGTAGTCAGCCTATTATAATGAGTTTACCCTTTAACAATGTAAACAATGCTCACGAATTTATATGGGAGCAAATAGGTAGAAGACCTGTAAGTATTTCTAAACTTTAAAAAAACTAACAATGAAAGATAACATAAGTATAAAAGAATATAACAGGGGATAATATGGGGGATAAGGGGGGTACTAGGGGGTACTTTGATACTCCAATGATAAACAAACTAAACGATAACGAATTTAATTACATTATTATGATTACTAAAAAAGAAGCAAAGCATTTACTAAACAAGATGAGAAAAGATAACAGAATGTTCTCTCTTGAGTTTATAAAGAAAGATGGCACTAAGCGTGTTATGTTGGCTAGATTTAACGTAAGCAAAGGTCTTACAGGAAAGGGTCAACGATACAATCCTGCTGACTACGACCTCATCAATGTTTACGATATGAATAAGAGTGCATACAGAAGTGTGCCATTGAATAGATTACTTTGGATTAGAACCAAAGGCAAAAGATATTATGTTAGTGCATAGTACTTGTTTTTTTGAATTTTGTTTTGGAATGGGAGGTAGTATTGAAACTGCTTCCCATTTTTTTTACCTGTTGAAACTGCCATTGACCTCAGCGAAACTGCTCTGAAACTGCCCTGAAACTGCCATTAGTCTGCCGTATCAGGTCTTATGCCGACCACCTCCTCCCCTCCCCTCCCCTATC